ATGTAGCAGAATATGGAGCTTAAATGAAATATTTATTATTAATTTTATTATTTAGTTGCGCTTCTGAAAAAGAAATAGAAACAGAAGATACAAAAACACAAGCAAAAAAACCTGTAACTATAAGAGATATGAATTGTATAGATTATAACGTTTTCGGCATGGTTATAGATTTGAAGATGTGTTTTGGAAAAGATAAAAAAGTTTATATATGTGAAGAGGTTAAAGGAGAATAAGATGGCTACTGTTTTAAGTTATGGATTTATAAAACCAGACGCAGGGGACGAAAGTTCTATACAATGGGGTCCAGACCAGGCAGATAATTGGCAGAAAGTAAATGACCATACACACGATGGAGTGAATTCTGCGTTAGTATCGTTTGGATCTTTAACTAAAGAACTACAGTCGGTAGATTCTTCAGGCTGGATTTTAGAAGGAGATGGCATATATAGTCAGATAGTATCAATGCCTCTTGGTTTTACTTTTGACAATTCTTTTATGGTTTTTCAAATAACAAGCGGCGATGATGCTGGTGCTATATGGTATCCAGAAATAGTTAAAGATGGGGAGAATTCTTATACTATATATAGTAATGATAATACATTAGAGTTTGATGTGAGGTACATTTGATTATATCAGATTTTTCAGGTGGTATTACAGACAATTCAAGGTTAGGAGTAACAAACCAAGCCGAAGAGTTAGATAATTTTATAGTAAATGATGAGAATGGTTTGACTAAAAGGGCTGGTTCTTATTTATTTGATAGTAATATCTATAGAATATACGACCAAGTTCCAACCAGCCATATTTTCGAAGACCAAGATAATATGTTTATCTGTGCTGGAAGAGATTTATATAGGATATATGAAAACTCTTTTGGTGACAAAGAAATAACAAGATTAGTTGGGCCTTCTTTAGGTAAAGCATTTAACATAGGTGATGAAAATACTAAATACTCACACTCTGTATGGCAAAAACATATACTATTGACTAATGATGATTATTCAATACCTGTAAAAGCATTTATAGATGAGAACGATAATTGGAAGCTAGTTTCGGCTGGTTTACCAAAAGTAGATGAAACTAATATCACTTTTACACCAAGTGCTGGAACAGGTGCTGACACCTATCTATATGCTATGTGTTATTTTTACCAATATAATGTCGGAACTGTTACTTACGAGGATTTTGGAGCTTGTATCTTCCTAAGTGCTAGTTCAGATGGACCTATTGGCGCTAATAGTATGCTAATAAATGGCATACCAGAACTAACTAATAACAGTGGTTTTAATTATGATTTAACTAATATAAAGATAAAAATATATAGAACAGAAAGTACAGGTAGTGCTTTTTATGAAATAACAGAATTAGCTAATGGCGTTACTTCTTATTTAGATACTACAGATGATACCTCATTGTTAGGTGGGGCTAGTTTATACGAACAAGGCGGAATAGTAGGCAATGACCAGCCACCACTTTCCAAATACAATATGATAGTAGAAAACACTGCTTATTATTGTAACGTAAAAGAAAATGACGAAGAAAAAGGTTTTAGAATAAGACTTTCTAAAACTAACGATATAGATTCTTGTCCAGCCGCTTCTTACAAAGATTTTGATTCAGATATAACAGGTTGTTCTAATATAAGAAATTTACCTATAGTATTTGCTAAGGATAGATTTTGGAGATTAGATGGGGTGTTCGCTGAAGATGGGTCTGGTTCTGTAATTGCAACGCTTGTAAGTTCTACAGTTGGTTGTGTTAGTAATAACAGTATAGTTAAGCTAGATTCAGGGCTGGTTTTTGCTAGTAATAAAGGCTTTGCCTATACAGATGGTTATAGATGTTTTTTACTAAGTAATAATTTTAATAAAAGATATAAAAAACTAATAGCTACAGAAGATAGAGCTAGACAGATATATGGTACTTACGACAATTTAGAGGGACTTATTTATTGGGCTTGCCAGTTAGATGACACAAGTAAAAATAATGACTCTCTATTTGTAATGCACGAAAAGAAAGGCACTAATACAAACGCTTGTTTTACTATATGGAATAATAAAACGAATTTCCAGCCTATAGCGGTAATGGTAAATAGCAACAACGAACTTATAAGAGGTGATTCAAGAGGACTTATTTTCAAGCATAGTTATGCTTATAGGGCAGATATGAAAATTGACTTGACTGTATCAGACCCTAAAGAATGGAATAATGCTCACATACCTTTTAGATACATCTCTACTAATTTATTTACAGATAATAAAGACTATAAAAAACTAGGCGGATATATAACACTAAGAGCTAAGAATATATCAGATTTATCTTTACTACTTTCTTCAGCTAATAATTCTTATAAGAACTTTGGCGATATGCCAGAGGTTAGAAGAAGAGATGGTATAGTTTGGGAAAAGCCTTATGTTTATTGGGAAGATGCTGGTTATGAATGGGAAAATACAGAAGACATAGAAGAGACAAGAAATTTCCCTTCTGGTGGACAAATGAGATTCTTTACAAAACAAATAAGAATACAGCCTTCGTGGACTGAGATAGAATCTTCTTCAGAAAGATGTACCGCAGAAGTAGATATAACTACTACACCTTTCACAGTTGAATTAACAAGCACAGACTTTAAATGGGATGATGAATGTGTTGATTATTGGATATATTTTGAAGATGACAATTATGAACAAGGGTATTTAATAACCAGCCGAGAGGACGACCAAACAATAAGAATAGCTACCCCAATAAACCCACCTACTACAGGTGAAAAGAATTGGGTAATAAGAGGTCATAACAAAAAAGAATTATTAGAGTTGGTATCTTATTCTGTTAATACACAAGTAATAGGGGATAAAGCAAGACCATACACAGGTGAGAATAATGCTTAATTTAGATCTAACCGCATTATTAGACTCCAACAAAGAAATAGATAAAGAAGTCCTTAGGGAATTTTTAAAACAGATACAGAATTATATCAATAATAATACCAGCCAAGTATCGGGTGGTATTTCTAAACATAACGAACTAACTAATTTAAATTATGCAGCTAGTGGACATACAGGCTTCCAAGCTTCTTTAGGTTTTACACCTGAAAATATCAATAATAAAAAAACAAATCTAACAGACAACTCGGATACTTTTTATCCAAGCCAGAAGGCTGTTAAGACTGCTGTAGACACTAAACAGGATGCTTTAGGATACACACCAGAAAATGTCACTAATAAAAGCACAGACACTTCGTTAGGTGTAAGTGACGAGCTATATCCAAGCCAGAACGCAGTTAAGGAATATGTAGATAGTTCTATAGGTGCTATACCAGGTATAGAGAGTGGAAGTGATTGGGTTAGATTTCCAGATGGAACTCAGATATGTTGGTTAAATATAAATGTAAATGACCAAGCTATAAATAGTGCTTATGGTTCTTTATATCAAGGTACTAGAACTTGGACATATCCTAAAGAATTTATAGCTACGCCTTCTGTTACTTGTTCTTTTTTTAAGTGGGGCACAAGTGCTTCTTGGGGAACTGTAAGTACGGCTTCTACTACATCATCTACTTTAAGGGGTATAGATGTATCTAGTAGAGCAACAGGAACTAACACATTAATCGCAGCTATAGCTGTAGGAAGATGGGAATAGTTATGAAAATAAAAAAAATATTTTACTTTATTTTTAGTTTTGGTATAATGTATGTTAAACCTAACAAACCTATTAAGCTTTCTAGCCAGAAAGTGGTAACACTTATGGAGGCTTAATGGCGAAAACCAGGCAACAAATCAGAGAAAAAGTTATGAAAGACTTGGATTTATTATCCCAGTCTGGTTCTTATGTTAAAGGCGCTGACCATATATCACCTGATGAAATAAACGAACATATAAATGATTCTATAAAATATTTATCTTCTTATGTACATAATCTTTACGAAGATTATTATTTAACTATAGCGTCTATATCATTTGTTAATGGGACTAAGGATTACTCATTACCAAATAATATATACATAAATAAAATAAGACGAATAACTTATGACAACGTTGCTACTCCATATCCTTTGAGAAGAATAACTAATATTTCAGAATTACAATATATCGACAGCAACGACGATTATAGATATTTGATGGTTAATGACGGAACTAGCGAGAAGATAAGAATATTTCCAACACCTAGAGCGTCGGAATCTAATATAGTAAGTGTATATTATTGTCGTAGAGCTAAAGAATTAACAAGCGACTCAGACGCATTAGATTTGCCAGAAGAATTTGATAATGTATTAATTACCGACGTTGAGTACAGATGTCTTTTAAAAGAGCCTGGTAATCCAATGTTTACAATAATAGATAATAAAAGAAAAGAAGAAATAGAACAGATGATAAAAACTTTATCTAAGAGAATACCAGACGACCAGTCTGACATAAGACCTGATTATAGTTTTTATCGTGATAGTATAGCTTAGGGGGAAACTGATGGCTTATTTTGATAAATATGGAAAACAGGCTAATTATATACCACAAGTTGGTAAATATATTATAGATGGCAAGGCATATAGTTTACAAGAAGCTATTAATCAAGGACTTATTTATCCAGACGCTAAGTCTATGCCTGAAGCTAGAAGTTATGGATATAGAGGCGATACTATCCAAGAAACAGCGGCTAAAGGATTTGCAGAGAAAGAAATGGAAGGTATGCCAGAATGGGAATCGTTACTTGGTAAAGATGGCTTGTTAGAAAGTCCATACCAATTAACCAGCCCAGAATCCATACAAGGAATGTTCCAAGACGTAGTAGAGCAGTATGGCTTGCCTGGTTATGAAAAGGCTATGTCTGGGGCTGACTATTTAAGTGATATAGCTAAAAGCGAAGGTATGTCGCCTTACGCTTTAGCACAAATGGAGCAACAGAGATTAGAAGAAGGCAGTTTAAGAGACGCTTTACAAACCAGCCTAGCTGGCAGTAGAGCTACTGGATTATCTAACTTAGCTTCAACAGGTGGTTATGATAGTGGTGCTAGAGAAAGAATGATGTCAAATTTAGGGGTACAAGGTTTAATAGGTGGTCAAGGGATAGCAAGACAAGGGGCGACAACAAGGGCTGGTATAGGAGCGTCTGATGCTCTTTACAAGCAAAACATCTTATCAAGCTTACCAGGTACATATTCTAGCCTAGCTACTACTGGTACTAACTTATGGAATCCATATTTAAACCAGGCATCAAAAGAGCAAGGCTATGATTATTCTACTAATCAATACAATATTAATAATGCGCTACAAGAGATTTCAGGAAAACGAGCTTACGATTTAGATACATTTAAGACTAGAAAAGGGTTGGAAAGTTCTGCAAGACAAAGTTACGCAGAAAGCCCTTATAGAAATTCTTATGTATCAGATTTATATGTATAGGAGTATATTATGGGATGGTTAGACATTTTACTTCCAGGAATAGGAACTGCGGTAGGAGCGATAGCTAGTGGTGTTAAATCTAGGGCTGCTAATAAAGAAGCCAAGAGAATCAACAACGCAAGAGCTATTGGTATTAAATATAGTCCTTGGACTGGTTATAAAGCAGGAGAAAGAGCGCAGACTACTGACACTTTTTCAAATGTATTAGGTGGCGGTTTGTTAGGTGCTAAAGCTGGATTTGGAGTTAGCAACGCTATAAATACTAGAAATACCTTAGAAGAAATTTCAAAAACTCTAAAAGAACAACAAAAAAACAACATATTAGGAAATGTAGCAGAAGTAGGTAATAACTCACCATATTCTTTAGGTAATTTCTCCAATTTCAATAGACCTAGTGATGAAGAGTTAATGATGATGTTAATACAATCAAGGGTGAACCCTTATGGGAGTATGTAGATGTCAGTAAACATTGCCGATTATATGACTAAGATAATGCAAGACCAAGAAAGGAAGAAGGCTGAGCAAGATAGATTACTTAACAGTATAAAATCCAGCCAAGCTATGAGTCAGGTAGCTAGACCAGCCGCTGACTTAATAGACTTCTTATCTGGTATTAATCCAAGACAAAAAGGTACTAAGATAGCAGAGACAATGCCTTCTGAAGCAGACGAACAGAGAATTAACACAGCTCTGGCTGGTTATACAATACCAGACAATAAAGAGATGTTAGCTCTTATTAAAATAATGCAAGATGGGAAGAAAGAGAAAACAATAACAGATAATGTCCAAGTATATGACAGAGTTAATAAAGAACTTAAAGATGTTAGAAAAGAAGCAGACCAAAAAGTTACCTCTTACAGTAAACTAGATAACGCTTTAGCATTTGGTGGGCTTTCTGATATTACTAACCATTTGGCTACAATAGCTAAAGGGTTAGGTAGTGAAGTTTCAAGATTAACAGACCAAGACGTTAACAGAGCATTAGCTAGAACTGCTAAAATGGATGTAGCTAAAGTTAGGGCTTATTTTAGTGGCGATCCTTATGTTAAAATGGATGACACATATATTCGTAAACTTAAAAACGCAGTAGATAGAGGAAGATTAAATACTTATGAAGATATATCAAAAGCTATAAAGGGTAGAAAAGATGTAGCTGCTAAATCGCCTTTCTTAGGACAATATATGGGCGAAGAATTATATGGTGGATATTTTAGCGAAGCAGACAGCGAATATCAAAATAGACTTGGTATAACAGATACTTTAGTTAATAAACAAAACAAAATAAAACAAATAAGAGAATTTAAAAAAGGCTTGGAAAACATACCACCTGAACAAGCACAAGCTGAATTAGATAAGATAGTAGATAGTATGATAGATTTAGATATTCAAATTGATGAAATATAGGGGGACAAATTGGCTGCTATTAGTGATTTTTTATCTTTACAACAGCAATTAGATAAGATGAATTTATCTGAACAAGATAAAGCTAAAGCTATTGCTGGTTTTAAAGAAGGACAAAGCGATGTAGCTAAAAGGATTCCACCTTTATTGTTAGCTAAATTTTTCCCTTTATCATTAGCAGCACCAGCTATTTCTACTGGATATAGAGAACTAAAAGATGCTATTCAGGGCAATGATATTGTAAAAAAGAAAGACTGGGTACAAGCGTTAACGTTAGGTGATTACTTAACTGGGCCTGAGTATTATAAAAGAAAAGGATATTCTGGTCCTGCGTCTTATGGTTATGGGATAGCTGAAGATTTAGCTACTGACCCATATATATTAAAGGCGATAGCAAATCCAGCCAAGATAAAGGCAATGGCTAAAAGTTTTTCTTCTACTATAGATGATATAGGTAAAGGTATTGGTTCTGCGAAAAGTGGAATTAAAAACCTTTTTAAAGGTAGTGTAAAAGAAAGAGCTTTAGC